ACACACTGCTTAGATGTTGTCTAGTACCTATTGACAAGCGCCGATAGACACAAGGAAACCCACCCACTAGAGCGGGCTTCCCAATGCTGACCGACTCCCTAGCGATTGCGGGAAACTGCGACAAGATCGCGGGCAAGGTCTCGCAACTCCCGAGCGATTGCCGCGGCCTCTGCTCTGCGTCCCTCGGTCATCAGTCGGGCCCACTTCGCCCCAAGTTCTGAAACGTACACGCTCTCACGTTCCCAAGAGTTCAGGGCCAGTCGGTATTCATTCTGCGTTGTCATTGTCGTGCTCCTGTTCGGTAGGTGATGAAATCAGTATCCCAGAATTCGCAGCAGTTGTCAACCCTCTATTGTGTGAAATATGTCACACCCCCGAACAAGGCAGAACAGTAGCCCCGACCCGACCCGCTGCGGCTTCCCTCGGGTTAGGTTCCTGCTTCGTCTGCTTGTCGCTCGTTTCGGTGCGATTGTCTGCCTATCCGACCCGACACAACAGAGGGAGCACCTCAGCGCAGACCCTTACCCCAACGCAGGCACACCACCGCCCCATTCGGTCGGGATCGAACTACGATTCGCTTCCCATCGCCACGCCCGCCCCGTGTGGCGGGAGGGGTAGGGGGGGTGGGGGCGCCGTTGTTTATATATATTGCACCGTAGCCAATGTGTGAACTTTTTAGAACCAGGCGTCCTGAGCGGGGGCAGCCAGTTTCTGCTGCAAGTCAGTGTTTGGGCAAAAAGAATGCAACCCATCGGAAGGATGGATTGCATATTTGTGTGTACTGCTAAGAGTGTGTGTTGTGTCTGGTGGAACCTTCGCTGGTTGCTTCGGTTCCTGTGTCTGGTGAATCTGTGTTCTGTGACCGCTCGTTGCACTCGCGGTGTAAAAGTGCCTTTACTAGCCGTGTCGCTTAGTCCCGCCTAGTGGGGATGTCCTGATGCGGGACAGTTGCGGGTTGTTTGTATGAGTGCAAACGAAGCGGTTTCTTGGAAGGGCAGTAACGGCGGCGGTAAAGGGTGGAACTGGGATAACCAAAGCAACTCTTGGATGATGCCTGATCTCCAGTCACAGTTTTTGGATTGGTTGTTGACTGATCCGAAAGATCCTGCGACTCGGGTTGCGTGGGCGCAGGAGAATGGGGTTCATCCTGATTCTCCGAAACGGTGGACGCGGGATAAACGGTTTCAGGAGGAATGGGATCGTCGGGCCCGTGAAAAAAACATCAGTGTTGACCGTGTCCAAAGTGTCGTAGACAGTCTGCACAAGGCGGCGGTGAATGGTGATGTGAAAGCGGCGAATTTGTATTTGCAGTACATCGACCGTTTCACTCCGAAACGGATTGTTCGTAATGAGGATGCCGAAACGAAATCTCTCAGTGATGAGGATTTGTTGGCTGAACTTCAGTCACTCACTAAGGACTGGGTTTAGTAGCGGGACATTTGCCGTTAGTTGTATGGCGCTATTCAACACTCCTGCTTATAACCAGCGTGTTGCTTCGATGGCACCTACAAAGCCTGTTGCACCTGTTTCTAACAAGGCACCTGAGATCCCCTGGTATATGAAACAGCAGCGGGCGGATGATCGGGTTATTGGTGGACCAGTTGAACGTCAAGGTTTTGGTGGCGCTCTTGACCGAATGCGTTCAACCATCGACAACCGTGTTGCCGCTGAGGGTTTGCAAAAGAAATATGCGGAACTGATTGAGACTCAGAAACGTGATCGTGCAAACAGGTGGCTAGACAAATGGTTTACGATGAACCCAGAGGGTTTGCCTAATGATGCAGCCGAGTACTATCGGGAAATGCTGGAAGATGACTCAAATCTTCAGTTGTCTCGTAAACATTCTCTCGGGCAAATGGGCGGGATGATAAATCAGATGCCGTCTGGTCCCATGAGGACTGCGTATGAGGAGCAACTACGCATCCTCAGCGAAATGGCTCGTGGCAGAAACGCCCGTGATTACATGGATTACAAACCGACGGCTCCAATGGGTAGACGTCCGTGGCAAAAACCCAGTTCGGACTTTTACTCGGCCTAGTAGCGGGACAGTTTGTTCTTATCTCTAGGAACCCGATGGTGGATTGGGTCTAACCTTGGGAGTGATAATGTCAGATTCAAAGGGAATGGCCCGAAGGTCCATAAAAGCCAACAAAGCCGCAAAAGTCGCAAGAAAAAACGCTGAAAGCGCGTGGGGTGCTGCAAATAAGGTTGGCCCAGCGTACGGAGAATCTGTTGCCTCTGCTGCTGGCCGAATTAGCAAGTACCGCGAGAGCGTTAAAAGGTCAACAAAGCAAGGTTCCTACGCTCGCAACTACTTCAAGAAAAACAGCAAGTAATTCTGTCTGAACAATCATGGTGGCTGGTACTACTGGCCTTTGAGATAGTTGGCCTTTGGGGTCAATGGGTTGTAGGAACAAACCGATGGTGGGGATGGGGTGTGGTAATGCTGCACTCTGTCCCTTGGTTTGTTTTCTCCCTGGTTTACGGAAACTGGGGGGCGGCTTTGATGCCGCCTTTGTGGTGGTCGGTAAACGGATGGAATCTCAGGAAGTGGCGTCGCAATGACAACCCGTGAACGTCTGGTCGAGTTGAAGCGGGAGTTGGAGTGGCGTAAATGCGTCAAAGACGAAGCCTATTTTTTGGAGAACTACTGGTATATCCAGAATCCCCGTGACGGTCGAGTCCTGTTTACGTTGCGCCAGGCACAGCGGGAAGCGTTGGTTGAGTGGTCGAAGGAACGGTATTCGCTGACCTTGAAGGCACGTCAGATTGGGTGGACGACCCTTGTGGCTGGACATCAGTTTTGGCTGGCATATTTTTCACCCGATCAGAACATCATTGATATTTCCCGTACCGAACGGGAAGCGGTGTTGCTGCTGAAGAAAACGAAGTATGGCTTCAGGAATATGCCGAAGTGGATGCTGGAGCGTGGCCCTCAGTCCACGGTGGAGCATCAGCAGAAAATGGTGTTTGATAACGGTTCGCAGATCACATCAATGCCATCGGCCAGTGATCCTGCTCGTGGCGAATCCGCCACACTGATTGTTGTTGATGAGTGGGCGTTCCTCCCAAACCCTGAGGAAGCGTGGGCTTCTATCGAACCTGTTGCCGATGTCGGTGGTCGTATTATCGGGTTGTCTACTGCTAATGGCAGTGGCAACTTCTTTCACCAAATGTGGGTTGGGGCGGAGACACGCACCAACCAGTTTTCACCAATGTTTTATCCGTGGTCCGCTAATGAGGAACGCGATGACGATTGGTATGAAAACAAGAAACGGTCAATGACAAGTTGGCAGTTGGCGCAGGAGTATCCGTCCGACCCTGAGTCTGCGTTTATCAAGTCTGGTCGAACTGTTTTTGATGTGGATGATCTGTTGCAAAAGATCATTCCCGAGGAACCGATGGTGGGTACGTTGGTTCAGAGGGGGGCGTTAAACAACTTTGATTGGTTACCGAACCATGACCGCAACGCCCTAGATCCCGTGTTGGTGTGGCAACTTCCCGACCCTCACAAGGCGTATGTGGTTGGTGCTGACGTTGCTGAAGGTTTGGACTGGGGCGACTATTCAGCCGCCCATGTGATCGAAGTCCAGTCGGGGGATGTTGTTGCTGAATGGCATGGGCATATTCCTGCTGATCTGTTTGGTGAGGAAATATATAAACTTGCGACCTGGTACAACACTGCGTTGGTGGGGATTGAGTCAAACAATCATGGTTTGACGACCATTACATCTCTTAGGCGGTGCGGGTATAAACGGATTTTCCGTCGTCGTCGTGTGAACTCCACTAAGGGGAATACTCCTACGACCGAGTACGGCTGGCATACGAACAAGTCTACGAAACCGTTGATGATTGATGAACTTGGTCGGGCGATCCGTGAGCAAGACATTTTTTTGCGATGTGCGGGCACGTTGGGGGAGTTGCGGACTTATGTTCGTGACGAGAAGGGGTCGATGGGAGGTTCACCTCACGATGACCGTGTGATGTCGCTGGCTATTGCAAACCAGATGCTTGGGTATGCGTTTGCTCCTGAATACAAGGAGAAGGTCAGTAATTACATGACAATGGATTGGTGGGCGTCTTTGACTCCCGACGAGGACACTCAAGACAGTGGATGGCTTATCGGTGCCAGTTCTGTCCGTTCTCAACGCTAGGGCGGGACAGTCTCATCTGTTTACTAGGACTGTCCTACGATTTTGGAGTATTAAATGGCTAAGGGTTCATACAACAGCGTCGGCGCGGGTGAAACCCCGAAGTGTTTTCATGGGAAAACCCCAGCGTTTATGGAGCATGAAGTTTCCGTTGGTGGCGGTCAAGATTTCGCACCCGTTACGGCGAGCGTTGATGTTCCCAAGGTTGCTCGTCCAGGTGGCTACGGCACTGACATGGGCAAAGTTCCTGGTTCAGCCCCCAAGGCTGCACGTCCAGGTGGAGCGCAAGGGATCTAGTGTCAACGCACTCCTATGGGGAGTGCATTGCTCAACCGCATCCTTGTTTCGCCTGCAAGATGAAGTATTGGCGTGAGGACGGTATCCCTGGGCTTGCGCTTCCAGACCACGATCACTGGAACGGTCCAACCCTTCGGGAACGGATCGACGCAACGCTGACTTCAGCGCGTGCCAACGGCTACGAACCAGAACGTTGTTAGTTTGATGGCAAAACTCAGTAAAGCCGAACGCCTGAAAAGATACCGCAATCGTTTGAATCATGCGAAACGTTGGCGTGAAGAACAGGGTTACGACCAGACGTGGAATCGGATGCTGGACCTGTACAAAGGCAAGCATTTCCCTCCAGGTATGGATGACGAAGATCGCATTGCGATCAATATTGCGTTTTCTACTATCAACGTAATCTTTCCTTCAATTACGGTGAATCATCCTGGCATTGAGGTTATGGCTAATCGGGTTGAGGACGAGGATCGTGCGATCATTTCGCAGGCCGTCATCAACTATTGGTGGCGTCACTATGATTTTCGTGCGCCGTTCCGCCGAGCCGCCAAAGACTTCCTTACTGTCGGTCATGGTTGGATCAAAGTTGGTTACAAGTTTGAGGAAAAGTCTGCTGAACTGAGTTATGACGAAAAGTCTGCTCAAGAGCAGGAGATGATTGCTCAAGCGGACAGTTATGCAATGTTGAATCCTGATATGGCGGCGGAAACGCCGACTGATGAGGAAATCTCTGCAAACATTCCTGCCACAAAATCTGTTGTTGTTGAAGATCGTCCCACGTTGGAACGTGTCAGCCCGTTCGACATGTACGTTGACCCTGAAGCGACGTGCATGGACGATGCCCGTTGGATTGCCCAACGCATTATCCGTCCGATTGAAGATGTTCGCAGTGATCCACGGTACAACTACAAGGCACGTCGATCCACGAAGGCTGATGCTGTCATTTCTTCTGACTGGTTGAGTCCAGATCAGAAACGCAAAATGGATGGTGACATTGATCGTGTCACCGTCTGGGAATATTACGATCTAGTTCACGACTGCATGTGCGTGTTCGCTGAAGGCGCAGATGACTTTCTGATTGATCCTCGCAGTATGCCCTATGCGTTTGGGCATCCCTATGAGTTTATTGCGAACTATGACGTTCCTGATGAGTTTTACCCAATCGGTGATTTGGAGATGGTTGAGGCTCCTCAGCAGGAACTCAACAAGACTCGTTCACAGATGATGAACCATCGTAAAAAGTATGGTCGCAAATATCTGTATCGTGCGTCTGCATTGGGCCCTGAGGGTCGTCAAGGCTTGGAGTCCAACGAGGACAACATTGCTATTGAGGTTATTGACGACAATCAGCCGTTGCAGGATGTGATTATGCCTGTACCGATCACGCCAATGGCGGGGGATCTGTACCAGTACAGCCAAATCATTGAAGCCGACATGGACAAAGTTTCGGGTGTAAACGAATATGCCCGAGGTTCAACTCCTGAGGTGCGTCGTACCGCCACTGAAGCAGCAATGATTCAGGATGCTTCTAACGCCAGGTCTACGGACAAGTTGGCGTTGATTGAAATTGCGATTGGCAGTATCGCCCGCAAGGTGTTGCAACTTGCTCAGCAGTACATGACAGGTCAGCAGGCTGCACGCATTGTTGGGGCTGAAGGTCAGCAGTTCTGGTTTGAATACAACCATGAGGACATTGAAGGCGAATTCGATTTTGTTGTAGAAGGCGGTTCAACTCAGCCGAACAACGAAACGCAACGTCGCCAGCAGGCTGTAGCAATGATGAACTCACTGGCACCGTTGGTGGGAACAGTCATTGACCCTGCCGCATTGGCTAAACATGTGTTGCAACACGGTTTCGGTGTCAAGTCTCCTGGCAAGTTCCTTATGCAACAGCAACCCCCCGCTCCTGTGCCTGGTGATCCAAACGCAATGCCACCTCAGGGCGGTGAACCGCCGATGCAAAGTAACCCTGGTGTTGGTGTTGATGCGCCACAAGCGAATCCGCAAGACATTTTGGCTGCACAGCAGGCAGGTGGAATGGACGCTGCTGGTTTAGGTGGTCCTCAGTCGCCAATGCCGATGGGCGGTGGTGGAATGCAAATGGCTATGCCTATGGGTGGTGACCCGATGAGTGCAGGACCGATGCCAACGCCTATGGCTCAGGGTGGTGCACCGACTGGTTTAGAGGATGTTCCTCTTGAAGTGTTGATGCAGTTGCAACAGCAAATGGCTAGTCAGCAACAGCAACAGCCCGTCTAGGCGGGACACACATATCTAACTCTTAGGGAACAACCTGCGAGA